TCGGCTGTGCGGATGGTGCGGCTTTCAGTGCATCGACATCTGATTGCCATTGATTCTGCAAGCCAAGCTCATATTCACCTTCTGTCCATGCCAACGGCTTATCTCCAAGCGCATCAATCGCATCCTGTCTGCTGATACAATCGTTGCTGAGGACATTTGTATCATCGCCTTGTAATGCTTCGTGTAATGCATAAATGATCTCGTTCGCATAATACAATATCAACCCTGTGTCGGCTTCTTGGAACGAATCATCATCTGTAATTCCATCGAAAACCAATTTGCAATCATGATATGCGGCTTCTAAGTTAAACTCATCGTTTCCAAATGTATATCTTCTCAAATTGCACGAGTGCGTTTCCGTGCGTTCTTCCGTGCGTTTTTCGGGCTGTGCAGGGGGCATGGTTCTTACAAATGCTTCTGCACAATTTAACGCACAACGCCATGCTGAATAATTAACTTGTTCTGCGCTTGATGTGTCATCATTTGGCTTTTGCGGCATAAATTCCAATATCCCTTCAATCGCCGCCTGCCTATCTATCAGGTCCATCTGTTCTCCTTTCCGCATAACCGCAGTAGTGGTCTTTCCAAACCTTTTTTCCATTGCACCAATAGCCATGGAAAATATCGTCCTTCTGGCATTTTGAGCAGTGTTCACAAGTAATGATCTCGGGCTGGGCGGAGGGCAACCGCCCGATAAATTCAGCGCATACCCTATATGCCGCATCTCCAATATAGTCTCGTTCGTCAGTATCAGGCCGTAAGTGCTCCCTTTGTTTATTGATGCGGTCAATCGCCGCCTTGCGGCTGATGCAGTCATCTTGCAGGGCTTTGCGCTTCAGTTCGGATTTACTCATGACTTCTCCTTCTTTGCTTTTTCAAGCTCATATTCAAGCTGCCTGCATCGTTTCTCATAAAATTCTTTCCAGTACACTTCATGCCCAATCGCATCCGCATATAGTCTCTGATACAGCACATCCCATCTGAGATTGTCGCCCATAAGGATCATGCGTAGTTTAATGAGGCGATCCTCAAGTGCAACGAAATAGTCCTCTGTGAACCCCGCATCTCGTAATTCTTTGTCATGTATACTGCTTGAATTCCAAATGTAATGCGTATAATAATCGTCCGTCAGAGCTGAAACTGTATCTATTGCCTCGTTAAGCCTACCCAACAGCATTACACACTCTAACGGTTCGTTAGTCTCCGAAAGATATTCACCAATTGCATATTTCCGGGCCGCATCTCTCTGTGCCTTGTTTTTTGCCGCCGATATAATGTCTCCCTCTCTGCTCATTCCGTCCTCCTGTTCCATATCTCCATCATCGCCTTCATTGGCACCTCGCATCTGTCGTGCGGCCTGAGTTTTATTCTCGTGAAACGGACGATATAATGACACTGGTCACACCTGATGCCATCGGGCACAAGGTCGATGTTGAAGTTGTACTGAACCGACCGCCCACAGAAAGGACACGGCTCTAACCTGATGTCTGTCATCTCCCATCGTCCTCCATTCTCTCCAACAGTTCCAGTGCCTCCACAGCCATCTCCAACGCCTTGCGAGCGTTGGGGCCTGTCATGGCGTTCCAGAAAAGCATATCCTTCAGGATGTTCGCCGCTTCTTTGTAGGTCATCACATGTTCCCCCATTTCCCGAGAAGCTTCTTCCATGTCGCAAAGTCCAGGGGGCAGTCGCAGAACTCCTCACCATCAACACCTACGATGATGGCAGTACCGACGATGATGTCACCATATGGCCACTCGCCCAGCCGGAAGTTCCTCTGGAGCCTCTGGAGCTTCCCTTCTTCGTTGCAGATGCAGACTGCTCCGCTGTACACAGGCACGGTCTCGATCGGGCCCTCCACAGTCTTCTGCAGGTTCTTCAGCGTGCAGCTGATGTTGGTCACATGACCATACCTTTCGTCAGGTCGTTTGATGATGGCGCGGATCTTCGCGCCGCTGGGTCTGTTGCTCATTTCTTCTTCCTCTCCTTCCTGATCCTGGCTGCCTTCTGCCTGAGGCGGATCGTTCCCAATGCGGCTGTCGTCAGGTCGGGGTCCTCGAACCGCAAGTGCATTCTCGTGAGCGCTGCGTTCTCCCCTTTGGAGACCAGCATCATATTGCTGATATCACAGTTCTGCTTGTCACCGTCCCTGAATGTCACAACCATCCCCTCTGGGATCGGACCATTATGTTCTTCCCATACTGCTCTGTGGAGGAACTCCCAGCGTTCCCACTGGCTCCCCTGCATCTGCTTCTTCCTCAGCAGGTAGCCGTCTGGGCTTAGCGTGATGGTTCCAACCGGAAGCTCGTTCGCTGGGCGGTGGCCCTTCGGGAACTGTGTGGCGCCGATCCTCTGCCTGATATCTTCCAGCCTCTCCGGATCCTTCACGTACTCCTCCAGTTTCTTGCCTTTGTTGCCAGGAGCATGCCCTTTCTGGTACCAGCCGGTGAGGCCTGATCGAATGTGATACTTCGCACGGAACACCTTCATCCGATGCTGGTTAAAGTCTGTGCCGAACTTCTCATTGACCATCTCGGCCATCTCCTTCGAGCTCACGCCCCATGAGTTGTCACGGATGAATTCATACATGCCCTTTGGCCAGCGTTTCTGGTATTTCCAGTATTCTTCCGATGTCCACTGCTTTTTCCTGTTCTTGTAGCCGTGGTTCCCTCGGAAAGACTTCATGCTGCTTGCCGTAAAGCTCGTCCCCAGTTCCTGGTTGCAGGCCTCGGCAAGCTCTTCATCCCTCAGCTCCGGAGCCCATCTCTTCACGAACTCATGGACTTCCGGAGGGTATCTGTAGACCATCACCAGTCTCCCTTTATCTCCAGCATGGGCGGGACCGCCCTGCCGGATGTGTTGTACCCGTACTGGTCCATGTGGTTCATCGTTTTGAACGCAAGTTCGCCAGTCGCGATGATCTTCTCTGATACCTTGACGATGCTGTCCGTCTTCCGGAGCTCACGTTCCAGCTGCTCCTCGCTCAGCTCATCGTCATTGAGCCTCTCCAGCTGCTCGAACAGGTAGTTGTTCAGGTCTGTCAGTGTGTTCTTCATGTGTTCCTCCCAATCTCCGGCGGAGCTTCTCCATCATGTCATCCGGTGCCGGCACCGAGCCGTCATGTCTTCTCATGGGCTCCGGATCCGCTTTTGTCTCTATCGCCTTCGGGCCCCTCGCTTCGATCATCGCCCTGGACCTCTGCGGGAGCCTTTGCTCTATGGCCGCCCTCCTGGCCACCGCCTCGTAGGTCCTCAGGAAGTTGCTCTGGCACACCGTCTCGAGGGTATCGATGTCAGTCAGCGCCATTGCCCTGAGGCTCTCCGCGTCCCCTACTGCCCTCTGCACGAGGGGAGGAAGAGAGGCGAAGGAGGCCCTCGCGTCCCATCCGCTGTGCCTGACTGCCCTCCTGACCAGCGCCCATGCCTCCGGGCCGTTCCGGTCCGCAGGGTGGGCGATCCGGTGGATATACTCCACGATCTGCCCGGGGGAAGGAGGGAAGCCGCTCGCGTCGGCACTGATGTATCCCTGGGCGCCCATATAGACGTCGTTATAGGGGTACTCTGCCAGCACATCGCTCCACACCCTCGTCTGCTGCTCCAGCGCGTTCCTGCTCATATTGTTGTAAAACCTCGGATAGGCCGAGGAGACATAAGCGATGATCTTCCTGCACTCATTCAGTGTCATCGAGCACGCCCTCCATCAGCTCCTCCATCGTGCAGCCGATCGCCAGGGAGATCCTGTACAGCGCGATCGCTGTGGGGACTCTCCGGCCCGTGATGTATCTGAGGATGGTGTCATCAGCCTTCTTCGTCTGCCTTGCGAGCCATGTGCTGGACCTGCCGATCTTCTGGAGCTGTGCCACGATATTCTGGCCGAGCCTGTACTTTGCTGTCATATCCGCCTCCTCAGTTGAACGGCAGTTCCTCATCGATGCCGTCAGGGATGCTCATGAAGCCATCCGGTTCTTCCGTGTGTTTGGGAATAAATGGCGATGCCCCGTCCTTTGGCTCCGTGAAGTACTGGTTCTGCACCATGCATTCGTTGGTATATACCTTCTTCCCGTCCTTGCCGGTATAGTCCCCGGTCTGCCAGCGTCCGGCGACATTGATCTGCATACCCTTCTTGAAATACTTCTCCGCATGCTCCCCTGTCCTGCCGAAGGCCACGCAGTTGATGAAGTCGGCTCCGTAGTTCCCGTCCCTGTCCTTGCGGTCACGGTTCACCGCCAAACGGTATCTCGCGATGCACATGGGCTCGTTGCCCTGCGTATATCTCACTTCAGGATCCGCGCAGAGGCGTCCCTGCAATACCACCATGTTCAAGCTCATCACTTACCTCCTCACAAGTAGTTTTTGCCGAAGATCTCCATGAACTTCGCTCTTGCTTCTTCCCAGGTGCACTCGGTCTCCTTCCAGTACCTGACCTCAAAGGCCCTCTGCCCTGTCTCATGGAGCCATCGGTTCGTGTTTTTGTTAAAATGCGCTCCCTCTGGCGGCTCGTTGTGGCAGAAGTGGCAGAGGTGCACGGTCAGGCCGTACTTCTCCGAGAGCTTCCTGTTCGGGCCTCCGAAGATGTGGTGCTTCTCAGTGGGCCCAATCCGGCCACAGCGGTAGCACCTGTCCTTTTCATCCGTCAGGATAGACTTCATTCCTTGCCTCCATCGCCATTTGCATCGCCAGCTCCGCCCCGGTCGGTTCCCGTGACCTCATGGGGGATCCTCTGAGCCGGTCAAGGCCGATCCCCTTCCATCCGCTGGACATGGCTGTATCGATCTGGTCCATTACTGCCAGGCTCCCATGCATCTGCTCCGCTTTGGCAAGCTGCGTGATCAGGGATTTGTATCCCGTAGCCCTGTAGGCCTCACGCCTCTCCCGCTTGTACTGCAGCCACTCCATGATCTTGGCCCTCAGGGGCTCCGAGATCCCGGACTCAGAGAGCGGATCTTCGCCTTTCTCTTTTACTCCCCCTTTAGGGGGAGTTTTCTCTTTATAATCCTTATCTATATCCTTATCCTTTTCGGCTTTTTTCGCTTTTTCAAAAAAGCCCTCGGTTTTTTCGGAAAGCGGTCGGTTTTCTGAAAAAGCGGTCGCTTTTTTCGGTCTCCCGCCTTTGGCTCCGTTTTCGCTGTTCTGACGGCATGACTCCTCATAGGCTGCGTCATCACTCTGGAAGCAGGAGGAGATCATGGCAAAGACTGCCGCCATCGTGGGATCCTCAAACGCGTATGCCTCTCCGTCCTGGTAAGCACAGATCGCTTTCAGGATCTCCCCTGCCTGCTCATTGCTGAGCTGTCTCAGCATCGGGTTCCACGATTTGTACATCAGATAGTTTTTCTTCGCCATGTTTCCACCTTGCCATCTTGTAAAGGGTGATCCAGTCCTCGGTCCTCATGATCGTCAGCCAGGGTTTCCTCGACACCTTCCAGAACACCACCGGCAGACCGTCTTTCCTTTTCTCCGCCTCTTCGATTGCCTGATCCATTGCCTTACGGACATTCAGCTTTTCCACGAATTTGCATTCTATGTGGATCCCGGGGAGATCCACCAGATCTGACTGGTGCAGATAGGTGAATCCCCGCCGGACGCTGAGTCCGAAGCTGTTCAGGTAATCCCGGAGGAGGAGCTCGCCTCTTGCTCCCTTCGCTCTTTCCTTCTTGCCCATGACCTCTCCCATAACTCCTGCATGTGCGCGATCTGATCCGGGGTCGCAGTCTCGATACCCTGGGCCTTGCACTCCTCGACAGTCCCGTCGATCAGCCTGCTCATCTCCGCCGTATCATAGGTGTGGCTCCCTCTGTAGACACGGTAGTAGTTGATTTCCTGACCGTTCTGGATATCCACACCACACGGCTGGCAGTGCAGCGTCTCATTCTCCAGCATGTCTTCCACGGGGATGTTGGTCTTGATCACTACCTGCTGGCCCCGGATATATTCCACTTGCCCGTACCGGCAGATCAGGATGTTCTTGCATCTCGCCATGGAGATCTTCAGCTTCTGCCGGAGCTTATCGCACATGACATGGAAGTAGGCGTTGCTGTCGAGCGACCTGCGGTTCTTCCTGCGGGTGACCTTGATCGTCAGGTCTGTCTCCCGGAGCTCATCGATGCTCGCAGGCTCTTCCTCCAGACGGAAGGACACCACCGCCCTTCCGTCCATGTCCCTGTACAGATCCCGGAGCCTCCCTGTGTACTCAGCCATTTGCCTTCTTGGCCATCACCTTGTTGTAGACGGCCATCAGCTGGGCGTCGCTGATCTCGCTCAGGTCGAGGATGTTGAATGCAGCCAGGAGAGACATGTGGTTCTTCGAAGCCTTCGGGTATGCCCTCTCAACGACCTTCAGCATGTTCTCCCTCGAAGGGTAGGCGGGGGCCTGTACGGCCGGCTCCTGCCTCTGGGGCTCTCTCTTGACAGGCTTCTGCTTACTCACGAGGGGTTCGCTGTAGTTCTGATCAGGATCATCCCCTGTCTGGATCTTATAGGCCTTGAGCAGGGCGTACTTGTCGCCGTAGGTCATGGCCTTCCCGGGAGCCTTGTCCTGAGGATCCACTCCGTCGCCGTAGGTGGCAATGTCGATGTACTCGTTCGGGTCGTCCATGTTCACGAAGCGGTAGATGGTCTTCACTCTCATGTAGAGCTGCTTCTTCTCGGTGGTCTGGCCGTTGTAGACCGAGGAGGAAACGAGCTCTCCGGAGTCCACGATCTCCCTGGAGAAAGGGAAGGAATACACTCCGTATTTGTCCTCAGCCGGCTTCACCGCGGCGAGCACGTCCGCTTCCCCTACTGCCTTGTACTGGTTCTTTCCGATCCCTACGTTGAGGTTCTTAGCCACCGTGCCGATCTCTGCGGTGATGGCCGACATCTTCTGGTAAATGTTCATCCCTGTACCTCCTCATATTCGATCCCGCTCAGGTCAAGGAATGTCTGCAGAGCGGTGATGTCCTCCTGCCCTCTGACCCGGATGGTCATCACTGGTTCATTTATAAAGGGCTCGTTTTTCGGTTCTGTGGGCTTCTCTGCCTGTTCCTTGGGTACTTCTGCCACCTTTGCTTTGGAGGCGGCTTCCTGGGCTTTCTGGGCCGCGAGGAGGGCGGCCTGCTGGTAGTCTGCGTTCCTCTTCACTGCAGCACCCAGGCTGTTCCCAGAGAGCCTGTAGGCCCTGATCAGCTCCTCCTCGATCTCGGATCCGAGGGAATGGATCACGTTCAGGTCGTTCTGGACCTGAAGGGTCATGGTCTGGATATCCCCGATGATCTCGTTGTCCGTGCATGTCTTGTTCAGCCACTGCGGGGACTGGATCTTCTGCAGGGGCAGGAACTCCTCGAAGTCTCCGATGTTGGCCCTGTACAGCTCCACGACGTGGGCCTGCTTCTCCTGCCTCCTCTTTGTCTCGAAAGTACTGAGGCCCTCGTTGATGCGGCTGATCTGTTCGTCGATGATCCCGGTCAGGTTCTTGACCTTCCCTTCAAAATCGGCGAGCGGCTGGCTGTAGAGCTTCTTCACGTCCTTCCTGCGGTCATCGATCGCCTTACGGATCTTCCTGAGAGTGGCCACGTCCGACTTCCTCTCGGGGATGTTCTCCTCGGTGACCTCCAGCTCCTCGTAGGCCTGCATCTGCAGCCGGAGCTGTGCTTCCAGCTCCGCGAAGTTGGTCTCAATCTTTCCCGGCGTCTGCAGGACACTGATCTGTAAGTCCTTCACGTTTCTCCTCCTCCTTCCTGAGTGCGGCGACCCTGCCCTTCACGTCTTCCCCGAGGAGCTCGAGCATGCAACAGATCGCACTGTCGCTGAAGTACAGGCCCGTCTTGGATATATCCAGCATCGAGGTCATCATCAGATAGTTGAGCATGAGCGAGAGGTCCTTCTCGCTGCGGATGAGCGCCTCGTATCTCCCCAGGGGGATCGTTACCATCAATTCGTCCTTCATGTTTTCCTTTCCTGGTGATATAATCACCGTATAGGGTTTTTGTTCATGCCTCAGTTGAGTTGCCGCTCTCTGGGGCTTCTTCATATCTGCTTCCGTACCGGCTGTTGTACCAGCCGTACCTGTCATCCATGGCCTTTCTGTAGTTGGTCTTGATGTAGACCTTCTTCCTGGCCCTGTTGTTGTAGATCTCCTCGATCTGTTCGAGCGCCTGCATCATCGAAGTGACCGGGATGAGGTTCGCCTGCAGCTGTGCCATCTTGTCCACCAGACGGCTGTTGTCGACCTCCGGATCGAGATAGCAGAACGTGAGGGCTGAATAGTAGAACTCGTTATGCCCTTTCAGCCTGCCGACAGGATCCCTGAAGTTTGTCAGCCACGACAGGATGTGCTGGGCCCTGTCATAGTCCTCTGCCGTACAGACGATCCTTCCGTCTTTCACCATTGCCGTGGAGTTGTCGATCTTCCCCGTCACCACATACAGGATCACCTTCGTCTGGAACTTGCTCCCGTATGCCTTGATAAGGTTCAGGAGGTAGATGTAAGAGACATTCCCTGTGTCCGCATGGCTGGTGATGTAATCGATCAGCGTCCAGTTGGACTGGTTGATGTTCATGGCGATGCACTCCTCGACGCCGATATCCGGGACTACGATGTAGTGCACGGGAAGCTGCATCCTCTTCAGGGCTTCCAGCCGTCCCTGCCCGTCGATCACTTCCATCCGGTCGTTCACGATGATCGGGTTCGGGATATACCCGACCTTCTCGATGCTCTTCATGATCTTCCTGGCACGAAGCTCAGTCACACCCCTGTTCCCTTCAAGCCTTTTGAACCTGTCATATTTGGTGGTCTCATACACCTTGATCATTTCTCCCTCCGATCCAGGCAAGGACGATCACGGAGCCCAGGGCCATCATGAGGGCCACCGGGGAGTCGCAGATCGCGTCTGCGCACAGGATGCACGCGCTCAGCGCCAGCGCCCCTATCAGCCTTGTTCCGATTCCCATGCTCATGCGTTCCTCCTTATCCTTTCCAGTTTCTTGTGTACCGATGAAACATTCACCCCCAGCCGGGCCGCGGCCTCCTTCCGGCTGTGACCGTTGCGGATCATGGTCATCAGCTCATCCGTGCGCTCCTTAGTCCATGTGGTCTGGCGGCGCTTCCTTGTACTGCCTGTCTTCCCCATCATCGACCTGCAGGCCTTCTCGCTTCTTCCGAGGGCCTCTGCGATCTCGGAGTAGGTCTTCCCCTGCTGGTACATGCCGACCAGTGTGTCCTTCTCCTCATCTGTCCATTCCCCCGGACACCGCTTCCTGCTCTCCGGATGCCTCCTCGCGGCTTCCTCGTGCCTTGTAAGGTATTCGATCACCTCAGGGAAGTCCGGGGGTGTGTGGTAGCTTCGTGTTGGCTCCAGCCTCGGAACCGGAAGCCTTGATGGGTCTACTTTTAATGCTGCATTCATTCAAGCCCTCTCTTCTGCTTCTCTTCGTCAAGGAGCTTCCTGTATACCCGATAGTAGCCTCTCTTCGCTCCGGGCTTCGTCCATGCCTCCCCAATTTGCAGCTTTCCACACTGCATAAGGTAGCGGAGCGTCAGCGGCGTCATCTGAAGTTCCTTGGCCGCCTGCTGAACTGTAACCAGAGCACTCATCCCTCTCCCTCCTTTCCGTGTGCTATACTCTCCATATGGGAGGTGCATTATGATTTCGATTGACCGTAAAGTGTGCCATGACGTTTTGAGGGTAACTAATGATTACAACGCGTCGGTTCTTTTTGATCCCGCTATTGGAGGATATGCCATTTGGCATATGTCTCATCCGGAGACAGCCTCCGTGATTTCTTCCGTCCCGATCAATGAAGTCCCGGGAGCTCTCCGCCGTTTGGAAAAACAGGAAATGATCAAAAAGATTCAGGGCGCCATGAATGGTGCTGTAGTCTTCCGCATCACTCCAGAGCTGCTTCACGCCAAGACTTTCTGGTGGGATCGCTTTACAAAGACCTATGTCGCAGGCTTTATCAGCGGGGTGCTTATCACTGTTGCCTCTGGTCTGCTCCTGCATCTTCTTACAGGATCGTTCTGATCAGCACCAGTATCAGAACACCGACCACAACGCCGTTGACAAAACCCAGTACCGTCATCCAGCCATCCTTCATCCCTCTCCCTCCTTCCTACTTGTCTTCGTCAGATGCAACAAGTATCTTTATAAGTTACTCTTTGGCAAAAAAAATTGAGACCGGATCATCGATGTGAAGCAGATCAATCATAACCTGGATCTCGTCACTCCCAAAAACTCCATTCTTCATCTTCTCGTAGAATGTCTTCGGAGTGATCCCGATCCGCTTTGCTACTTCCATCTGGGTGAGTCCGTTCTCAACAATTACGCCCTTAAGCTTATCCGTTTTGATCACTGATAACCTCCTTTCTCTATCGGTATGCGTAACTTATTAGGTTACTTACATAATACCACTTTGTGGTAACTTGTCAAGATAATTTTGGTTGATATAGTAACTTTTTTGTGCTACATTATTATTACGATATGTTTGAGGAGGGCTTGTGGATGACAAAAGGAGAACGAATTAAATCATTGAGAGAAACGCGAGGAATGAGTCAGGTCTCTTTGGCGGATAGAATAAACGTTTCCAAACAGACCCTGTATAAGTATGAAAACGACATCATAACAAACATTCCTTCCGACAAAATCGAGGAAATGGCGGATGCTCTTAACACTACGCCGGCATTCATTATGGGTTGGAACACCGCTTCCCCCCAAAGGATCCTCCCATTCGACGAGAAAAGGCTCCTTACCAATTACCGGAAACTGAACGAGACCGGGAAGAGCAAGGCGCAGGAAGACATCGAAGATCTGACCCAGATCCCGAAGTACACGGACGACCATCTCCTGCTCAATGCGGCACACCAGCGTACAGACATCGAGATCCCCGAAGGAGTTGACACGTCAGATGATGAGTTTTTCGATTAAGTCAGATTTTTGGGACAGTACGCTGTTTATAATGGTATCCGGAGGGAGCCCGTTATGAACAGATATGAAGAACTTGAAGATCAGGCCCGCGGGCTTGGCTTATCGGTCAGAGAGAAACCTTTACAGTACAACGACGGGCGGATCAAGGGCAGACAGGTGCTGATCCGCTCCACTCTTCCCACCACTACGGAGAAGGCCTCAGTCCTCGCCGAGGAGCTTGGCCACCACCTCACCGCAGTCGGGGACATCCTCGATCAGGGCGACGCGTGGAACCGCAAGAAGGAACTGCAGGGAAGGGCGTGGGCGTACAACCGCCTGATCGGCCTCTCGGGGATCGTCAGGGCTTATAAGGCCGGATGCAGGAACGCCTATGAGATGGCAGAGCTGCTGGGAGTCACCGAGGAGATGCTGGTCGATGCGCTGGCTTATTACCGAGGAAAGTACGGAGTCTGTGCGCGTATGCAGGATTATGTGATCTACTTCGAACCGCTCGGTGTTATTGAAAAGAAATGAAAAAAATCCCCCACCCTGCGCCAACAGGATGAGGGATGGACAACAGCTCCGGAAGGGATATACTGTGCCCCAGACAAGTTCAGTATACTCCTTCCGGGGCCGAATTCGCAAGGAGGAGAACCATGTCATATCGTTTGCCCAACGGCTACGGCTCTGTAGTCAAGCTTTCCGGGCGCCGGAGGAGGCCCTATGCTGTCCGGATCACAGACAAATACGAGCTCGTTGACGGTCATGTCATACAGAAATACAAATATCTGGAATACTTTGAAAAGCGCAAGGACGCCATCCTGTACCTTGCTAACTATAATTCCGGGATGCGCGTTAAAGAGCATCAAAGCATTCAGGAACAGCTCTCTTTTTCTGAAGTGTATAAGAAATGGCTTGAGGAAAGAGAGTCCAGCAAGAAGGGCGTCAGCCACAGCCTGAAGAACAGCTACAATGCGGCTTTTGCAAAATTCTCACAGCTCCATAAAAAGAAGATGCGGAACATCCGCCTCGCTGACGTGCAGCCTATCTTCACAGCAAACAGAGAGATGTCCAGAGGCACCATCGTAGCCATGAAGACAGTCATCCGAGGAATGTATCACTACGCAATGCGGTATGAGCTTGTGGACCAGGACTTTACCCCATTCCTTATCGCGGAGAGCGCAGACATTAAGCAGATCCACAAGCCCTTTACTGCAGAAGAAATTCGGACGCTCTGGGAGCACTCAAGCGACGACGTCGCACAGTTCGCGCTGATCACTATTTATACCGGTATGCGCCCCGGAGAGCTGCTTGCCATGCCCTCTGCCTCTGTGAATCTGGACGGCCATTACATGGTTGGCGGTTCAAAGACCGATGCAGGGAAGAACCGCACGATTCCGATCCATAACAGGATCATGCCGCTTGTGGAGACGAGGATGAGGGACGAGTATCTCTTTTACGGAGGGAAGCTCAAAACGGCCTGGTACAACCGTGATTACAAGAAGTACATGCAGGATCTTGGGATGCCTCATCTTCCCCATGACGGACGTCACACTTGCGCCACGCTTATGGAAGCTGCGGGAGTCCCCATCGCCCGCCGAAAGCGTATTCTCGGACACGCGATGGGTGACATCACAGAAGGTGTATACACACACGTAGAGCCATCAATTTTGGTACAGGAGATCAATAAGATCGTCGTGTAACCGACGTTCTGCTTGTATATTGTTTGTATATTACGACTGATTTTCAGCCCTTTCTAATGCGCGTTTTCCCCTTAAAAACGCGTGTCTTCGGACCCCTTGATTCAACCCCGGGCAGAAAAAATATGGCGGTATTTCAAGGGAAAATCAGTATTTTGTCACTTTTATGTATATTGTTTGCAAATTGTACTGCGATTTAAGCAATAAAAAAGAGCCCCGGAAGGATCTCTCCTCCCGGGGTGGTCTTGACTAAATATCCCATGAGATTTAGATAGTCTCACTTCTTTGAAGCGTACTTCCTCCAGCCGGCTGCAGACATATAAGCGAGGTCCAGATCAAGATTGCCGTCGTATCCTTCCAGTCTGCCTCGGGAGCTGTACTGGTAGATCGCAGGGGACTCCCATGCTCCCCATCCTCTCTTGTCCGTCCACGGCTCCGACTGGAAGCCTGTCTGATTCATGTTCGCGTACTGCGCCGCCCACAGGCCGTAGTCCTTTGCCACCGAGGACCAGTCGTGCGCCCTGCAGACGCTCTTCGACATGTAGATCAGGGGACGGATGCCGGTCAGGTGGTAGACGCAGTCGAGGAAGGATCTGCAGTACCCCGCGTCCATCTTCCCGAAGGCCTTGTTCTGGTTCCCCTCCCAATCAAGGCAGAGGATCGCGTCTCCGAGATATCCCTTGATGCGGTCGACGAAGTAGTGGGCCTCAGATATGGCTCCGGAGCCATCCGCGTAGTGGTACAGCCCCCTCAGGAGCCCTGCTTCTTTTGCCTGCTCGTAGTGGCGGTTGCAGCAGGGGTTGACGTAGCTTGTGCCCTGTGTGGCCTTGATGATCACTCCGTCGAGGCCGACGCCCTTCATCCGGGAAAGGTCGAGCCCGGACTGATACGAGGCGATATCGATGATATTCAGGCGGGTCCTGCCCGCCTCAGCTTTTGGGACCTCAGTGGCGTAGCAGTCCGCATCAAAGACGTAGGTCTTGCCATCGATGACAGCAGTCTGGGACATGTATGCATGCCCCTGGTTCTTCCCGGCTGTCGGCTCCAAGTAACACCTCTTTCCCTTATAGGTCAGCCAGCCGGTCTGCATGGCCCCTGTTGCGGGATCGAGATAATACCACCAGCCTCCATCCTTGATCCATCCGGTCTGCATCCATCCGGAGGCATCGAAGAAAAACCAGTTGACTCCCCTGCTCCACCGGAGCTTCGCCCAGCCTGTCGGCCAGGTCCCATCCTTGAACTGATACCACCACCCTTTTGAGCCGTACACCCACCCCTCGGGGACTTCTTCAGAATAAGGGATCGGATATGACCAGATTTTTCCAGATTGGGAAACAGACATTTTCCTTGCCGCACAGGTCACGTCGATGTCAGAGGTGGAGGTCAACGTGATGATCCCGGCCTCCCGGGTCCTCCGAGCTCCCGTTGCCGTGAAGCCGGTCGCCCCGATCGTTCCCCTCGGCTCGATGTCATCAGAGATGCAGATCTCCGCCCCTTGGGCCCTGAGGGCCTTGCTCGGCGTTCCAGGGCAAGCATTGCCATGATGTGGGACATCAAAAAGCACCACTTTCCCAGGCAGTGCTTTTATAACTTGGTCAATTACGATCGTGTCCCCGGTGATCAGCGTGTAGAGGTCCGGGAGATAGACCTGCATTGAGGTGTTATTCACCTGGAAGTCACGCTTGTCTCCCGTATTGGCCGCTCTCCGCCATATCTGGGCCCTGATCTCTCCGACCTTGATCTCTGTCCACACCCCCGCCCGCGGATGCTCCACGGGCTTGCCGAGCTTCTTGGCGAGGACGAGAATCTTGCTCCCTCTGCTGTAGTCATCATAATCAAGCTTCCTGACTTCTTCCAGCGGCGGACAATAGATCCTGTCAACCACGATCCCGGAGGCTTCCAGGTACCCTCTGAGGCCTCTGTCATGGTCCGGGTGCCAGTGGGTCAATATATGAGTCACATGGGTGATCCCGTGCTGTCTCACGTAGGCGAGGGACTGTGAGAGCATCCGATCTTCCCCACCGTCGATCACGATGCACCTGCCTGCCGAGTCGTGGATTATACAGGAACTGCCCATGCGGTACTCTTTGCCGGTCACCGGAAGGCCCGGAAAGTGAAGCCGGATCATTCTTCTTCCTCCTCTGCGTCAGGGAGCTGATAGCCTTCCCCTGTACGTGCCGCGTCGATGAGCCCTTCTCCGAGGATGTAGCCCAGCACAGAGGCCCCTGCCATGATGATCGCGGTGATCTGGGCTGCTTCTGCTTCCGTGTGGCCTACTGCCACGATCAGGAGCGCGATGAAACTGCACACTGCGACCCAGAACTTACGGCTTGTCAGCTTACGAATGATATCTTCCTTACTCACGATCTTCCCTCCTGTGCGCCTGCTTGTTGATGTACTTGTGTATGGTGTCTGTGGCTTCCTGCGTGGGCCCGTTGGCTCCAAGCTCCTGCAGGCCGCCCAGCACTCCGAGCATGGCCTGCATGAGGATCTCCCTCTCCTCCAGTGACTCCGCCACGATCTGCTCCATGCTGCGCTTCCACCGCTCCATATCATTGAGCCTCCCGTAGTCCCGGTCGAGCTTGTCCTTGATCTGCCGCACGTCCTCCTCGATGGCTGTCAGGCGGTCGGAGAGAGACTTGTCCGTCTCCACGGCCGCGGCCTTCTCCATGACCTTTCCCGTCACCCTGCGCTTGAGCTCTGGCCACTCCTTGTAGATAAAGTAGCCTACGAGAAAAGCGATCAGGAGCCATGTCAGCACCTGATCGCCTGTTACCAGTTCCATGAGTTTTTTGTCCACCCTACGCCTCCTTATGATGCGACCATGCTTGACTTTACATAGAGAATTGTGATCCTTGCCGTGTATGACCTGGCTGCAGACGATACATTGACAATTCTCATCATGTTGTTCTCGCCGGTTGCCGCTCCGTTGAAGTAGACTACATGGCAGTTCGCCGCCGACCCCGAGTTGCAGGTCAGCACAGCGGCAGGTCTGTATCCGGATGGAGTTGATGCGCCGAAGTCGTTTGCGGTGATGTACAATCCGGCTCCTGCGGCGAGGCTTGTGTACGCATGCGTGTATTCGACGATTTTGAAAATGTCCGTCAGGATGGAGGCGTCAGCTTTGCCGTTCCACGTGGCCTTTTCCGCGTCGGTAACAGTGCGGTGCGTAGAGTCATCTGCCAATTGGCTCAGCGCCGTAGGAATTGCGGACGCGTCCGCCTTGCCGTCCCACGTGGTCTTTTCCACATCTGTGACCGTGCGATGAGTAGAATCGTCCGTGAGGTCGCTCAGTGCCGTGGGAATTGTGGCTATGGCCTCAGCAATCTTGATAAGCATCTTTTTCACGTTTAGCATCAATCAATCACCTCACTTTCCCACCCGAGGGCTGCGACAGCCGCATAAAGATCGCCATCTGTTCCGGTGAGCTCATAATACGACTCAATCTCGGATACATCTGGATTTGTTACCACGACATATTTTTCTTCAAGAAAGTCGTACTGGTAATACGTCTTGGTGCTGTCGATCACGGTGTCGGATGTCGGCTGGAATGGAGCAAGTCCCAACAAAGGGTTGCCGTCCCACGTAAGGGCAAGAGCATCGGAGCGGGCACTGTCTGATGTCCCGTTACCAATAATGAAGCAATAAACCTCGTTCCCGTCAACTTCATTGTAAGTCCCAAAGACAGTCTGACCGTCCGACTGAGCACGTGCCCTCGCACCGTGGGCAAAGGAACATATACCGTTCGCTGACGACTGATATCCTCCGGCATGAGCGTATTGTCCGCCCGCGCTCGTGTCTCGACCCTCCGCATGCGCGGCGGCGCCCGAAGCATTCGAGCCAGATCCCTCTGCATGAGAGCTTCGTCCGCTCGCAGTGGTCGCTGAGCCCTCGCTGTGTGCTGCAGTTCCGAAAGCCCGCGTGGCCACTCCCTCTCCAACAGAAGCATATCCTGTGGCGGAAATGTTCTCACCAAACGACACGCTCATCGGCCCAACATTAGCACTGCGATATCGCGACCCGATCGTAAACACCTTTGCAAATACGGATGTGGTCGTGTATATAATTGTCACCACTGAGCCATGCGCAGGAGCTGTAGCAAATGTGTATGTTCTTGAGGAAAGCGTTGCCGTATTAGTTGGATCGCGGCTGTCTGTGGCAGATACTGTTGCATAAACAGACAATTCGACTGTGAACTGTGTAGTCGCCCCGTCACCTGTGAATGTTTCAGTAATGGTAGCAACACCTCGATCTCTCAAGTCTCTGAAAGACAAATAAGCATCGCCATAGGCGTCAATCATTTGCACGCTATGATCATCCAGAATTATATGTGCATGATTATCCCCACCAATTTGTGCTGTCTCCCCGAAGCTTGCCAGCACCGTCTGCCCGTCCCTAATGTCCACCGAGTCAGAGTCAATGAACACATTCCGCGTGGTCGCCTCGCTCGGGGTCTCCACCACGCCGTCCGTCATGTCTGCGACCATGATGCCTGTGTTGTCAACGCTCAGGTAATTGGTCGCCACCTTCTTCGCGTCCCCTGCCTCAGACACGGCATTAAGCGCGTTCAGGCTCGCCTGCATGGCCTCCGTCACGGCCTTGTTGGCATTGTCATTGGACGCCTCAGCGAGCCCCAGAGCGGCGTTTGCTGTCCTGTCGTCCGTAGGCGGGGCAGAGGCGTTCCCAGTGATCCACGCAGTGCCACCGCCGACCCTGACCTGCACGGTATCGCCCGGCTCAGCGCTCACGGTGAGCTGTACGGGCGTTTCGTCCACGCCGCCGGGGATGTGTACCCATGCGGTGGAGCCCTCGATCCGGGTGACCGTAGCCATAGTGTCATAGGCCTTTGTCTTTTTGTCCTCAGAAGAGCGGACCACTCCAACGAGGTCCTCGATAGTCTTGTTCAGTCCCATATGTCACCTCACAATGCTTTCTGACACCTTCGCGCCGTGCGACAGCTCTACGGTCTGCGTGTCCACCGTATACACCCCTTCGATGCCCTGCCTGGGATAGTGGAGCTGCACCAGGTCACCGACGTAGACCGCCGGGTCATACCGCCTGTCGTAGGAGACCTTCACGGCCCGGGACTGCTCTTCTCTCAGTCTCCTGATAGCGTACTCCTCAAGGCTCTCCCCGCTGTTCAGGCTGCAGCCGGTCTCTTCCATCCATACTTCCCTGCCTCGGTTCACGGTCGACAGGAAGCTCTCCTCGCTGTCATCCCTGGCCACCGCGTAGACATCGCTCTGGACGGCCCGGAACACATTCGGGCATTTGTACCAGTCCTGCTCCACCGTGACAGACAGCTCGATGGAGTCATTCCCGAGGGCGGAAAAAACTGCGGACGCGTCCGATGCCGGCGGACAGATGCGGATCGTCCCCGCCCCGCTAATCCTGAGCCGCCATCCCATGGCATCAAGGATCTTTACGGCCATGCTCAGGTTGTTCTCCCCATCCTCCGCAATGACGGACTGGGAGAGCGCCGGAGCTCCTTCCTCCGCCTCCACAGGGGCCGGTGTAACTTCCAGCAACGCCTTCACGAGCTCCGCCCCATTGGCTCCGGCAGGAGCATACCAGCCTCTCTGCAGGAGCACATCCTGTGCCGGCTTGAGCACGGAGTAGCATTCGACAGGGTGGGATCTCATATTCCCGTTGATCTCCAGAGAAGGAGAGCACGCGAGCCCCGTGAAAAGAGCCGTATGCTCCGACGTCTCGTTCTGCCTTGTGTCGAGGTAGACCCTGACCCACTGCTCCAGCCTCTCAGGGTAACTCACGCAATCTATGTCAGCGGACTCCATGAGGTCAGTACGGGAGCGGCTGATGCTCCCGCCTGTGATCTCGATGCGCCCGATGTCCTGCCAGGTATTGGGGTCCACGACTGCCATGTAGTAGGCAGCGCTGTATCCAGATGACCAGATCATATCATTCCTCCGGTACGTACCATTCGTCGTACAGCATGCCTTCCGGCTCCTCCGGATCGACCCTGGTCATGCTGATGGTGAACTCCGCGATCTTCGCCGCGCTCTCATGCGTCACATTCTCCGAGACCTGCACGTCCGCGGCAAAAGAGGATCCTTCCGGGGTTCGCACGTGGCAGATCCCGGGGAAGACCGCGAGCCTTCGCATGGCGCGAACGGTCTCCTGTCCTATGACCATAAGAACCACGGCGGACACAGACCCGGTCCGGCTGACCGCACTGTTCCAGTCTCCCTGCACGGCTCCTCCGAGATACTTCGTCTCCCGAAAATCCTTCTCCCAGCTGTTGGATACGGTAAGGTTCAGCTCCAGCTGCACCCTGTCCCCGCCGAAGTCGATGAGCGTGTAAGGATAGTCCAGGACGTCCCCGTCCGCGTCTCCGTAATCAGTCCAGGCGAGCCGGTTGTCTTCCGTGATGCTGTCGCCGTTCACTGTGCGGAACACAATCCTGTGGCCGCCATGCTCCCCGAGCGCAGGGAACGGATCCACGTATTTCGTGCCCCACTCTGCCCCGCTCACGATCAGCTCCGGCTTGTCCACGCTTAGCCGGTAGATATCGCAGACATCTCCTTCTGCGACCCCTTCCGGCGCCACAGGCGTGATAAAGGCTGCATAAGCGCCCTCATCGATCTCGATCTCCGCCTCGGGGATCAGCGCCTGGTGCGTCCATCTGACCTCGAAATCAAGGGATGCTTCCGCAGCTCTCCCCAGTTCGTTCGTCACCGTCGCGATGATCCTGTACTTGGCGCCGTCGTCGAGCATCCCGACCAGATCCTCCTGCCCTATGGTGATCTGGCTCTCGCCGGTCTGCGAGTAGGAGGCTGCCGTCTCTCCCTCGTAGCCGATAGCGCTGGACTCGTCAGGCCGCTCCAGTTGATAGGATTCTGCCCGCACGATGCTGACTGCCGTCTCGCCGCCTTGATCCGCTCCCGTAACAGTCAGGGTGAGGGGCATGACTGTCAGCGCAAGCACGCTGCGCTCTTCTCCCTCGTCATCGGTCACCGTTACCGTCTCCAAGGACGTCTGTGTGATCTCACAGGCCGGGTCCTCGGCCACGATCACAGATACAGGGTCGGACCAGCCGTCAGACGCCCGCCCGGACGCGGAAACGACACGGACGCAGAGATAATACGTATTCCCTGCCGTCCAGCCCGCATCCGCGGCGCTGATCGAGACGTGCTGCGCGGTCTCCGCATGGGCGATCACATCGCCGTAAGTGACCACTCCCCCGCTGACCTGTGCCTCGCACACTTCCGCATATGCCTGCATGGATCCGTCAGCTGTAGAGAAGGCCCAGGACGCCGTGACCGTTTCGTCTTCTGCCATGACGGCCTTGGAGAGAGCGAGCACAGGGACCGCCGGCGCACTGGACAGATCCACCGCCACCGTCTCCGAGTAATCACCATACGTGTAGCTGTCCCCGGTCGACCGGATCAGCCTTACCCTTACATACCATGTCACTCCCGTCTGAAGTCCGGAGATATTCCAGGCAGAGGCGTTGAGGTTGGTCACCTGATAAGTGCTGGGACCGTCTGTGGACTCCCATGCGTCCGCATGATCCGCCCAGGACAGCTCCGCGATATCCGCTTCGCTCCATGTCCAGTCCCAGGTCACCCGGATCGTTCCGGGAGTGTCTGTGGTCTGTGCGGATACTCCGGTAGGCGCCTGAGGGACGTTCCCGCCGCCCCAGACCGTAGAGGCAGACCTCATGGTGCGCTCTACCGTATACCTGGTGACCCCGCCTGCCTGCGCCTTCGCTGTATAGGATCCGGTGGCTGCGTATACTCCGAAGGAGACCTCTCCCTTGCCTGTCCAGTCAGGGCACTGCACCGTGACCGACGTCTCCCCGTGCGGGATGATCCCGATCGGAGAAGAGGACGTCGGCTTCGATGCCGTCTTGAAGAGGACCACGAGGAAGGAGTCCGGGACAGTCGATGCATTCGTCGCCGTGATCGTGGCCCGGAATGTTTCCGCACTGGTTGTCACCGAGGAGATGGTCGGGTCTGCCAGCTTCCCTTTCATGACCAGCTTCGGCTCGCCATAGGTGACATTCTCGTCATGCTGCGTGTTCACCCTGACATACAGGCACTGGTCTGTTCCCGGCTTGTCATCGATGCTGAAGTTCGCGGCATCCGTTCCGGATGTATCCTTGGAGATATCCGCATCCGTCCAGCTGGCCCCGCTCGGACAGACAAGATCCGCAAGGGGAGTCTCGATGCAGTACTGCACAGTCGTGTTGTCGATCGGATGTGCGGTATTCGCCTGGGCGACCCATGTGACCTTGCAGGCAAGTCCTCCGGAGCTGTTCTCCGTGGCTTTTGCACTCTTCACGACAGCCATGGGCGGCTTAGCGTAGACGTGTCTTGCATATCTCCAGTCAGAGACACCGCCGAAGCCGCGGGCGCGGATCCTCACCCAGCGGGTGTAGGAGTTGTTCGCAAGGAGCGAAGTATCCTCGGTTCTCGTGATGGATCCGGTGCTGCCGGAAGGAGTTCCTGTTGCCCAGCCCGCATTCCTTGTGGAGAAGCTGACCTTCGTCCCGTCCGAAGTGCTGCACTCTTTGATCAGGACACTCTGCCACTGCATGTCGGAAAAAGGGCGCCTACTGTCAGGCGATGTGGCAAGTTCCCAGGAAAAGGTAGTGACATTAGAATCAGTCGAACTCAGAGATGCAGTCAGAGAAGGCTTTTCAGGAACCTGCACGGAAAAACTCTTTTCAGAGAACTCAGACCAGCCAGGCCTGTACTCGGTCGTGATCTCCTCCCCTGAGCTGTTCCTTTTGGTGACCCTGTAGTTGGCTCTGCGCCCGCGGACGTGGAATGTCACAGATGTGATCTTGGTCTTCCCCACAGGATAGTATTTGGAAGTGTCAAGGGTGATCAGTTTTGTCGTGGCAGAAGCGCTGACAGGGACAGTCACCCACTTGCCGCTATTGATGCGGTACTGGAGAAGCTGCCCCTGTCTATAGTCTTCATCATTGATCTTCCACTGAAAAGTGAACTTCGCCCCGTTCCTCGTGATAGTGAGTCCCGTCGGCTGTTTGGTCTTGGTGGTTACGATATTCATTAAACAGTCCTCATCCGCAGCTTCATACTGCGCACGAATCTCTCCGCAAACTCCTCAGGGTTCTCCGCCCCGTCGACAGTGATATAGTTCGTGATCGTGACCGGTCGACCGCCGGTAGCCTCCCTGATGTCGCTCAAAAGGGCCCGCCTGCCGTACAGGAACTCATCTCCCGCTTCTCCTGCGCCGAAGAACGTTGCGTCGCTGAACATGTAAGGCTGGTTCATGGCCTTTGCATTCCACTCGACGTCAAAACTCGGCAGCTTCCCGCGGCCGGCTATGCCAAAAGGAGCTTCGCCTCCGCTTACAGTGATCTTGGGAATCTTCAGATTGCTGAAGATCTTGCCGATAGACAAAGGGAAAAATCCCTTGATCTTATCCAGCGTCGTGTCGATCGTGTTCTTGGCTTCCTCGATAGGACCGGTGATCGCATTCTTAATGTTGCTCCATGCCCCTTCTGCCTTCTCCTTGATGGAATCCCATGTATTCCCAATGGACTCCTTGGCGGCATCGATCGGCTCAGTGACCGCCGCTTTGATGCCGTCCCAGACCTCCAGTGCGGTCTCCTTGATGGTGTTCCATACCCCGCTGATGGCATCCCAGATACCGGAGAAGATCTCCTTGACGCCGTTCCAGGTCTTGTCCCAGTCTCCCGTGAACACACCGATAAACACGTCCAGGACACCGAGGATGATCCTGAAGACAGACTTCAGGTTGGTCGAGATGGCCTTAAAGGCTGCCGAAAGGACAGGTGCGAGGAAATTGCAGAGACCGTCCCAGATCTTTCTGACCGTCTCGGAGACCGTCTCGAAATTGATCCCGAGGTCATTCAGCCTCTGCTGTACGCCTTCCGCAAAACTCTTCGCCGCCTCCACGACTCCATTGAATGTCTCAGTGATCGCGTTCCTGAACCCCTCATTCGTGTTCCACAGGTACAGGAAGGCCGCCACGATCGTTCCGATAGCTGCGACGGCGATCAGCACGGGAGCCGAGATCGCTGCAAAGCCGGCGCTCAGTTTGGCAAGAAGCGCGGTCAATTTCGGGATCTTCGTCACCAGCTTCTGGACCTTCGTGATCACTTTGTAGGAAGCGAGAGCGGAAAGAACTCCTGTTGCCACCGGAAGGATCACGTCCAGATGATCCGTCAGGAACTGCACTGCGGTGCTGAGAGCGGTCAGTGTCGTTGTCAGTGCCGCGGAGATCGCGTCGATCAGGGAGAAGTTCTCGCCCAGACCGACCGTATGCCCCATATACTCGGCGATCCCGGTGAACAGGCCCATGAAGGAATCCTTCACCACGCCCAGTACAGGCGAGATGTTCGTCAGCACCTGGGAGAGACCGCCCAACACATTCACAAGGATGTCCGCAAGGCCGTTGAAGGCTCCGATCCCCATGTTCGTGAGGGTCGTCTTGATAACCTCCATCTTATGAGCGACCGTGTCGGCCATCTTCCCATAGGCGTCCCCGACTACGTCCGCGTCAGTGGACATTGCGGCCAGGTCCGCGTCAAACGTCCCTACGTCCTTCGCGATCGCAAGAGCCGCATTGCCGCCTTCAATGGAGGACCACAGATCCAGCATGGACACGCCGCAGTAGTCCGCGTGGTCCTGCAGCATCCCGAAGATGTCTCCGAGATCCGCCCCGGCGTCCATCATCTCCGTAAAGCTCATGCCGGCGTACTCTGTGCCCCCGGCGGCTTCCATCAGAGCGACGTTTGCCTTCGTCCCCGATTTTGCCAGCTCCGCGATGGCACTCCGCAGCTGGGTGGTCGCCTGAGCCGTAGGAGTACCCTGAGCAGTCATCATGGCCAGCGCCGCACCGACCTGGTCGAAGCCTACGCCCGCCGAGGCCGCTGTGGGGGTGACCTGCGCAAGGGAAGCGCCCAGCTCGCCGACCGTCGTGATACCTTTATTCTGGGTCTGGATCAGGATCCGCTGGACTTCCTCCATGTTGGCCTGCGTGGCCGCCACATCGTCAGATACCATGCCATATGCGTTCATGGTCTTGGCTGTGGCGGACAGGGCCGTGTCGATATCCGTGAAGCCTGCCGTCGCCAGCTTCGAGGAGCTCTCGATCATGCTGCCCAGGTTTCCCATAGGAACCGAAGCGGACTCCGCAGAGTATGCCGCCTCAGCGAGCTGGGACGCAGAAACTCCTGTTGTATTGGAGATCCTCAGGATCTCGTCCTGAAGGCCCGCCAGCTCCTCGCTGGTACCGGAGAACAGGGTGGATGCCTTCGCCATGGATGTTTCAAAGTTCATTCCGTTCACTATGGAATCGCTGACCATCTTGCCGACACCGAGCGCCGCGACAGTCTTCCTGGCAAAAGAGCCGATCTGGGCCCCGATGGATTCCCCCGCGCTCTTACCGGCCCGATCAGCCTCCGGGGACAGGATGTCCTCGATCTGGCCTCCGATGCCTTCCGCAGATGCCACCACCTGCACATATGCTTTCCCGAGTTCGGCTGCCATATTAACCTCCGTCTATGGGCTGCCCTATCGCCCTCATAAATTCCTCGCCCGATGCAAAGCTGTCCACCTTCTGCGGGGCCTTCACGTTCCCGTACATAATGTCGTAGAACAGGACGGGCTTCTTCAGGCCCTTCCTGTCCGAGAGCATGTAGTGGATCGCCGCCAGCTCATCCGCGGCTGCCGCAGCGATAAGGGACATTGGGATCTCCGCCCTTCCCGCCATCTTCATCGCGATCCTCGAGTCTCCCCGCAGACCGCATGCGAGCGCCGCCAGTGTGGTAACCGGCAGCGCCCTGTAATCATACACGTGATATGTCTCGGCAAGGTCGCAGATCAGGGCCGTCCTGTCAGCCGCCAGCATGTCGGCGAGGACGATCAGTTTTTTACATCGCTGTCTTCGGCAGCCATGGCCTTGACAATCTCCGCGTACTCAGCGGTAAGATCTTCCGTTCTTGCCCGCCCGTGGATCCCCTTCAGATGCGCGACGAGCGCGTTCTTCTGCTCTTTTCCGAGCGTGAACTCCACAAGGGAAGGAAAAAGCAGGCCGTCATTCCTGACGCCTGCCGCAAGCTCCAGATATTCGTAGTCCTTTACGATCTCCGGATCGACGCTATAGCTGAACCCTGATGCTGTCTTGCCTGTGATCATATCTCCTCCTTAGGATGCATTCTGGAAATATTCCTTGTGGGTGTCCCCGTCGGAACCAGGGAGCGCGGTCAGCGTAACATTGAAGCCGACGACCTCATCGTCCTTGTAGGTGATCTCGCCGATCTCGGAGATCTTGCCGTTCGGGATCACGATACGGTGCGTGACATTGTTCCTGCGGGTCATGATGACCCAGACACCTTCCTCCGCCTCGGTGCTGTTGGCCCTGACGGTGAGCCCCTCTGCCAGAGTACCAGAAACGTTGGCGCTGCCGTATACAGCCTTAAGGACCTCCACATTGAGCGCCTCGATCATGGTGAAGGAGAACGTGTCCGTCTTCTCCGTCTGGATCGTCTGGACCGTGTCCCCGCCCCATGCCTTGACGTCGTCGGACTCCGGAGAGTTCTCGTTGGTCACGCCATCGTCAGAGATATATCCAAGGCACTTGAACGCGGCGTCCAGGGCCGTGGTGGCATCCGTAGGAAGCGTAGTCCCTGCCGCAGCCCGCCAGACCGCGCCGCCCGTTGCCGGCTTGCCTACAGATACGTTTGCTGTAGAATTTGCCATTTCTCAAACCTCCTCAAACAAAAGTGATGTCGTACACGCACTGGTAGCGGTAGCGCTTCGTGCGTGTATCGGTAAAGTTGTAATTCGAAGCCAGGGAAGCCCCGCCGACCTCATCGAGCTCTGTGATGGAGTCCATCACGCCGCGGACAGTCTCGTCCAGAAATGACGCCTCATAGAGGCTTTTCGTGGAATAGGACTGCAGGGCCACAGAAGCCGTGTGCACGTGGTTCCTCTCACTCTCCCCGACCTTTTCGATCAGCACGAGGACCTCGGGAAACTCGGGATAAGCCTCAGAAGGGACCTCCGGGAGCTCCAAAAGCACCGGCACATCCAGCCTGGTCTTCAGATAGTCATATACTGTTTTCTCGATCATGACCGGATCACCTTCTCCAGAGTGTTGTTGTCGAAGTTATCTGCGGCCGCGCCGGCAGAGGCAGGGAAGATGTTGGCGTAGGCTCTCTTTTTGCCGAGCTTCACGTCACTCTCATATCCTTCCCCTGCCTGCTGGGCCTTCTGAGAAGCGACATTCCTCAGAACTCCCTGCATCTCGTTGCTCTGCAGGAGATCCCGGACTCCCTGGCTGTTCAGTTTAAACTTGACCTTCTTAGCCATACCGTTCCACCTTCACCTGCCTGTTCCACGACAGCGGAACCATGTCCTCGATCCATTCCTGGACGCTCCCGAAGGTCTTCCATGTCTGTCCGAAGAACTCCACCACACGGTCTTCCCATGTGTTCGTGTCTCCCTTAGGGATGCAGAGGATATACTCCAGGCGCTTCCCCGAGAGGCTGAGCTCGTCGGTGACGGCTTCCGTAGAGGCAGGGCTGACCAGGATGTTGCTGACCGTGACCAGGGTCTCCTCGTAGACCGGGCGCCCGAACGGGTCTGTTCCCGTCTGGCTCCTGTCATGCAGGATCACGTCAATTCCCCTGATCATATGTCACCACCATCCCTTCCAGAGGGCTTACTGTTCCCATCCGGTCACCGACGCCGAGGAGCTTCTTCTCGATCCTCGAGAGATAGAGCTCCCCGATGCTGCCTCCAGTGCCGATCGTCCAGCTCTGGGAGTAGCCTCCGGCAGAAGCAGAGCCCTGCGAGGCGCCCATGGGTGCCAGCTGCACGTCTGCTTCCCCGATCGCCCTTCTGACCATGCGGCAGGAGACGACGCGTTTTGCATCCCCTCCTGCCCCACTGTTGTAAGCGTCGATGATCACAGCAGCTTCTTCCAGGAGAGCGGCACACTTAGCCGTCTCATCCTCGCTCAGCTCACGGAAGCCGGCTGCCACTTCTTCGGTTGTTGCATATGCCATGATTCACCTCACACAAAACCCGGGCGCAGCCCGGGTGTCATCATGCAGTAGCGGTCAGCTTGTTGAAGCAGGCCGTGTCAGCACGGAACCCGACCTCGATCTCAGCCCTGACGGCGAACATGTTCTGCTGCCACAGGTTGATGGTGGTCGCGCTGTCGCCGGAGCCAACGGTCAGGGTGGCCTGATCGCTGACGGTGACCTCCATGCCGCTCACGATGCCGTACATGGCCTGCGTCCAGTCGCCGGCAAAGCCGACAACGTTGGGGGAGCCTGCCTGATAAGCAGCCCTGCTGGAGTAGCAAGGACGCCCGAGGAGCATCGGGATCGCGCCCTCTGCCACGCTGTTCACGAACAGGGGACGGTCAGTGGTGTCAGTCTCGCCGAGCAGGACCGCGCGTCCCGCGGGGGAGATCACGAAGCCGTTCAGGTCGCCGTTGTTGGCGGCGATGTCCTTGTCAGCGGCAACAAGTCCGCCCCAAGCCTTCTTGGTGCCGGAGAGGCTCTGCGCCGTCACGGACGCGAAGGTGTCGAAGTTGCTTCCGGGAGCCGTGCCGAAGAAGCAGGTCGCGTCGAACTTCTGGGCGAGCGCCAGGGGAAGGCGGCTCACAAGAGTGTTGTAAAGCTGAGCAGCATCACGCTTGAACTCGTTGGAGAACGGCACGACGACGGCCAGCTTGTAGGCCTGCATGACCTTCTTATCGAGGCCCGGGTTCTTCACGGGCTTGACGCCGGTCTCGGAGACCCACTCGGCCTCGGGATCGGAAGTGATCACCGGGATCGTCAGGCCCCAGCCGGGAAGGGCGATCCTTCTGGCCAGCCGCATGATCGCGGACTGCTCCTGCGTCTTCTGCAGGATCTCATTGGACACCTGCGTAGGCAGGTCGATATGTGTTCTGTTGGTAGCAATTCCAGTTGCCATCTCATACCTCCTTAGGTAGTCTGTCTGTTGAACCACTCAGCGAACTGCTCGCCGGTGGTCTTCTTACCTGTTGCTTTTACTTCGCCGCCATCTCTGACGGTCGGATAACCAGAGGGGTTCGCAAAGGCCAGGATCGCGTCAGCCTGCTCCTTGCAGGCTTCCTCCGTATCACCGGTCAGCAGGTTTGCGGGCACTCCCTTTTCCTCTGCCACCTTCGCGCGGATCGTCCTGACTGACGCCTCATGCTTCATCCCGTCGAGTTCCTTCTGCAGGGCCGTGACCTTGTCCGTGGCCTTCTGGAGCTCGGTCTTAGATGCCTCCTGCAGTTCGTCGTACTTGCCGGCCTTCTCCTTGAGCTGGTCGTAGTCTGCCATGCCGGCATACTTGGCCCGCTCCCTCTGGAGCCGGTCTTCGACGATCTTGTTCACGTCCTCCTGGGTGAATGTCTTCACTGCGGGTTCCTCTGTCTGCACCTGATTCACAGTTTCCATCGTTATCCTCCTATGAGTGTTTGTATGCCGCGTTTAAGGCACGCGTTGCCAATAAAAAAGAGAGCCGAAGCTCTCTGTTTTTAATCCAATGAAAAACCACCCCGGGGGGTGGTCTGGTTTAAATTTATTCTTTACAGAAAATTGACTAAGCAGGAATAGGAAAAATAAAATCTGTTTCTCCACCATCTCTTTTAAATAATGGATATAACATGCCTGGCCAAGTTTCTAGCCCGCTTACTGTGTCCATGGTATAATAGCAAAAAACATCGTCCTTTTCTTCATCTGCCCTTACCCAAAAGTATTTGGTTACTGAAGCGTTTCCTCCACACGCCTTTATAATAGACGCTGCTTTTTCCAAGGCCCTATGATCATCGAGAAGCATTTAGTTACCTCCCCTATTAGCCACAAATAAACCTAATACTTCTTCGTTTACCCTAAGATCATCTATTCTTGCAAACATTGTACTTCCATTTTTTACCTTTGTAAAGTAATTTGAACAATCATCATTTCCAGTCTGCGGATCTACAAAGTGTATTTCTCCATTTCTATTTTCTGCCACAAAAGTATGCGCGCTTGGACGATTAACTATTCTGTCGCCCAAATCGACTGCTGTTTGCCCTTCTTTCCATAGTACTGAGATCTGTACTCTAGCGCCGTCTCCATATTCCAAGAGTCTTCTTTCTATATATCCTTTTCCGTCATATGAACCGGCAATTCTCAATCTTTGAGTAAAACCCTCGAATAACATGTATGGGTCTTTCAACACCCTGTCACATATCAATGCTCCGCTCTCATTAAGCGGTGCGGGCCTTGCCACAACATCAAAGCCCCTTTTTCTTAATTCATAAGCAGGCACACATCTTTGACAATTAACCCTTCTTCGTTTATCCGTAGAATATCCCGGATTAACCGCCAGCAGATCATCTCTATTGTCTTGATTTCTTTTCTTCCTAAAATCTTCTAATGCGACTCCAACTGCTGACCCCAGAAAACTTGAATCTTGAGCTTCCTTGTTTTGGTGCTTTACAGCATACGCCGCCCTCTTCTGCGCATTGATCGCATCCTTGTTCTGCTCATAATGTATCCTGCGCATGGAGTTGATGCGCTCGCTCGGTGTGCTGCCCTCGGCTCCGTAGTACATATCCGCATACTTCTGGGGGTCGTACCCTGCCACGCCGCTCTCCCCATCCTGCCTCGTCATGTAGCCACAGTTACAGTTGGCATGGATGTGCTCGGCATGACCGTTCTTTAGGGCCTTCTCGCTGATCTTTTGCCAGCCGCGGGATGCGAGTGCGATGCAGAAGGGACAGGTGTCTCCAAACGGCACCCATGCAAACTCCGCGCCATCCCTGAGGGCGTTGTGCAGAGTCGTGTCTGCCCCTGTGCGCTTCACCAGCCGGCTGACTCCGCTCGCATAGCTCTCGGGGTTCAGGGACTGCTTCCGGATGCCGTACATAGTCTTCGCGACCTCGCCATAACCTGCGGGCTCGGCGGGTACGGCAGGGGGAAGTGTGACTCCCTGGGCCTCAGCTGTCGCGTCGTACATCTCAGCCGACAGGGCTGCTGAGGCTTCGCCGTACTTCTGCACGAGTGCGTATGCGTAGTCGGCCATCGCCTGCATGTCGCCGGTGCCGTTCTTCTCGACCCACTCCCGCATCAGGTCTCCGGAGCGGGCGTCGATCGCCGCGAGCTGATCTATGTATTTTCTTGCGTCCCTCGCGGATATGTCCACTGCTTACTCCTGTGCTTCCGAGGTCAGCCCCTCGTCTGTGAGGAGCTGGAGCCCTCTTGCTCTCCGCTCCTGTGCCTTCACTCTCCGGATATCTGCCTGGTCGAAACCGATCATCTCCATGAATACGTCTGTCTGCGCGAATTCAGGCCGCACGGAGGCGATCTTGATAGCCGCGTCCGCCGTGACGGCCACGGAAGGCATCGCGGGGTTCCTGAAGTGGGCCACCACGCCTCTCTGTCCGTCCTCCAGCTGCTCGATGGTTGTGTTGGACGCGATCGCCTGCGCCATCAGGGCGATGACCCTGAGGGAATCCCCATTCCCGAGGTTCAGGTCCTGTGCAAGGCCGACCAGTGTCTTCGTCTGGGCCTCAATGGCGTCCGAGCTGGAAGGGTTGGCGTCGTTCACCACGCCTGTGTCGGTCACCGGCAGGCCCGTATCCGCGGAGAACTGCGTCGCAAGCAGGCGCATCATCTCGATATGAGGAGTGATGCTGCCCTGCTGGAGCTGACCGAAGGAGGGCTTCTCTCCGGTTTCCGGGTTCGTCGTACCCATGAGGATGCTGCCGACGTACTGCCGGAACTTCTGGTCGATCATCATGTCGTACTGCTGGTCCGTGATCCCCAGGAGGTACTTCTGCGGCGTCGTGGAGAATTCCAGGCCGATCGTGGCGTTGGCCACTGTCCTCACATAGCTCTGGATCTTACTCCGGACCGGTCCCTTCAGGCGGGACTGGCCAAAGGGTTTGTCGCTCGTGGCGTTCCAGATGAGCGGCTCCATGAGTGGACGCTTCATCCTGTGCGGATGCCTTGCCGCGGACCACTCGCTCCCGTCCCTGCGGATCACCCAGATGGCATCATCCAGATACAGGTTGATCAGCGACGGGACCCACGTGCCCTTCTGGGACTCGTCAGGCGTAGAGTCTATGATCGCAAAGCCGGCCCCGATCCGCCCCTGCTCGCCGTCCCAGATTGCCGCGGCACTCTGGGGAGAATGGAAGCGGATCTTACATCCGAGCACCGGGTCCGAGGACAGCGTCGCGAACGTGCAGCCGAACTTCAGCTCGTCCCGGCAGGCTTTTGCGTATTCCGCGATCAGCCGGTTGCCGGTCACGATCTGGGCCAGCTCCTCCACCTCTGCCCCGTTGGAGTCCACGAAGCCGTCGAACATGGACCTTGCCGCAAGGACGTCAACAGCCTTCGCGCCCCAACTGCAGCCGATCTCAAGGCCCCGGATGCCTTCCGGCAGTGCGAGCCCCAGATTGACCTCAGAGAGCGGGATGTGCCCTTCGTAGTACCTGTTCTTGTCCCTGTTCTTCGACTCATGCCAGGCATAAACGTCCAGCAGCTCCGCCAGGATACCCGCCTCTCTTTCTCCGAGGCCTTCCACTGTTCTTGGATCGATAGAAAAAACCATGTCTCTCACCCTATGCGCATCTTCCTGTTGGGATCGCGCTTCGATACCTTTGCCCCGTACAACGCCAGAGCCGCCGCCTCGATGGGCCCGGAGTTCTCACCTCCGAAACCCCAGCCGCCGATGATCGGCCTCTTGACGCTTGTCACGGCACTGTCCCTGAGTGCCTCCTGCTCCTTGTACCAGGTCACCGTCTTCTCGTTCAGGGCATCCGTGAGCATCCCCACCGCAGCGATCACTTCCTTCGCCGTCGGGCGGATCACCGAGCCCTTATATCTCCACGTGCGGCTGATCTGCTCCACCAGCACATCCACGCCGTTCCTGCCGTCGACCACGACACAGGAGGCGTCGTAATACCTTTCGTTCAGCCAGTCACTCAGCCACCGAAGCCCCGCTCCCGTCGGCTGCTGCTCGATCAGGGAGATCCTCGCAGGCCCTTCCTTCGGAATGACTGCTCCGCAGAGGGAAACCTCGGACCCGTCTGCGGTGAACTTCACACCGAATGCGGTCTTGCCTTCCGGCTTCAGCTCCTCTGACGCGCAGGCATCCCAGACCTCCATCGGGATCGCCAGGTCCCCATGTTCCGTGTTCACCGGCGTCCACCATCCGAGCCGCTCTCTTGCGAACGTGTCCGGATCCATCTGTTCAGCCTCGCCCTCGATCGTAGAGAGGAGGATCCTCCTGCCGAGAGCCGGGTTTGTGTCAGCCCACCTCTGCTTATCCTTTGTGTCCCCGATCTCGTCGACACTGTACTCGAACCATGCTGTCTTTTTGGACTCTCCGTCGAGAGCCCTGTCCCGGATCTTCCTGAAGACCGTTCCCACAGCAGTCGGATCCGGCGGGGTTCCCACATAAATTGTCTGCGGGTTCTGGCTTGCAGAGAGCGCCGGCAGGAAGGAAGCCTGCTGGGCATCGTCCATCTCCTGGGCCTCGTCGATGATCAGCAGATCCGCGTGCTGGCCTCTTCCGCCGTTTCTGGTACGTGCCAGGAACTTGATCCTCGCACCGCTCCTGAGGATGATCTGCTCCCGCCCGAGAGCCGCCTTGATCTCCGACACGTACTTTTTCAGGTTCTTGTGCTCAAAGAAATCGCGCATCTCCTCGAAGGTCTCGGTGGCCGTCTTCTGGAGGTGCGCGGTGTATATAACCTGTTCGTTGAAAAGGAGCATGCCGGCAGCCGCTCTGCCCTGTACGAGCAGGGACTTGCCGTTCTGTCTGGGAACACTGCCGCCGCAGGTCGGTGCTGCCCATCTTCCGGAAGGGCTTCGGCCGAACCAGTCGTCGAGGATATCTGCCTGCCAGGGATCAAGATTCAGTCCTCCGACCGACAGGACTGTCCCCGCGTCCATCCCGTCGCTCTCGCTAAACTCCGGAGCGATCCTTACGGACGGCTCCTGGCTTCCCATCAGCCGCGCGCCCCGCGAGGATCTCCGCGATCTCGTCGCCGTCATCTGTCACCCCTTCTATCTCCTCGATCTCACGGATCGTCTCCCGGTACTGCCTTGCCAGGGCCGCGTAGGACCTGCTGTTCGCTTTTTTCATCAGGGCTTTCAGATCCGCTTCCAGCTCCTGCAGCTTCTCAAGCCTCGTCATCCTTGCTCCAATCCAGTCCGTACCGGTTTATGATCTCCCGGAACTCCTCGTAGTCGTGCTCCCGTACGCTGTACTTCTCCTCGTTCCCGTCCTCCTCGATCCCCACGTGCAGGAGCTCGTGGAAAAGGAGAATCCTCATCTGCTCCCGGCTGAGGCGCTCAACATTCGGCAGGAACACCGTGATCATGAAGTCATACGGCACCTTCCACTTGTACTTCTCTGGCACCTTCTCGCACTGTCCCAGGACCAGCTTGCTGCCCTTCTTTTTCTCCAGTTCGGAGGTCAGATATACGATCCGTACCCTGCTGGCGGCGATATAGGACAGCTCCGGCATCGTGCCGATCAGCCTCCTGGCGATCCTGGCGAGCCCGGGGCTCCGCTCCCTCGTATCCATCGTTTGAAACCCTTCTGTGTGTAAATCGGCGCTGGACAGCGGCTGGGAGCGCCCGGCGGGGGCCCGGGGGGACCCTCCCCACCTCACCACCTGCCGTCAGGCACCACTGCCTTCCTCATGGCCTTGTTGCTCTTGGCGGCGTTGCAGCACCAGTGCGCAGCCTGCAGATTATCCCAGTCCTGTGCAGCTTCTTCAGGCGAGCCATACCCGTAGAGGCGCCATTTCGAAACAGGTTTGATCTCGTCGATCACGAATGACAGAGGATGGGCCGAATCTGAAGGCTCGTCATAATGGATCGGGCCGAGCTTCCCTCTGCATATCCCGCAGGGAGCCTGCATGGCTTTGAACCGGGCCCGGTGTTTTCTCCGGAGGTTCCCGTTCTTGTACCTCGGGTTGATCTTGGACATCGATGAAGCCTGACTCCCTTTGTTCTGCGACTGCCGCTCTCCGTCCCCTTGTCCCTGGCTGTCAGGAACTTCCTGCTCCCTCCCGGTCTCTGGGGCCTCCCCAGTTGTCCATGGGACACCGGCTTTCCGCCTGATGTCCTCCCGGTCTTTTCCAGGGGAAGGATGAGGAGGGGCGGGCTATTTTCCCAACACAAAAGGCCCCGCGCATGCGAGGCCCGAAAGGATGGGTAAATGAAGAACGCTTATCTGCTTGTTTTGCCAATTACACCATAACATATCTACTTACTGACATTCACTGACATCTTTGGGCAGAGGGAAGTGATCAAGCGCATCTCCATGCAGTCGATAGACGTGTCTGTCCGAGTAGGGGATCATCTCCATGAGGTCCTTCCAGTCCAAACCATTGATGTATCTCAGTCTCAGGAGCTCTCTCTCGCTCTCGTTCTCCATCAGGTCAAGGCGTTTGAGGATGTCTCCCTCGATGCCTATGCACTTGCAGTACTGTGTGATCAGATATCCTGTCAGCTCATCCAGGCGGGCCATGTAATCACTGAGGTCCCGCTCGGTGTTATGAGCCTTAGGCATGTCCGAGAGCTCCGGAGACATCGGCAACGCATACCGTGCCCGGATCTCCTCGATCTGCTCGTTGATGCGGTCGGCCCTTCTTTTCGCTATAAGATATTTACTCAGGTATGCTTTCGCCTTGTGCATTGTCCACCCACTCCCATATATCCTCCAGAGTGCAGTCCTCACCGAGGACTTCCCTGGCTACCTCCAGAGCCTCGATCCGTTCCGCGATGTTCCCGGTAGGATCACTCCTTATCACTTCTTTAGCCCGTTCTTCGGTCATATCTTCGTCCCTTCGACTCCTTGCGTCCGAGCTGTGGTCTCGCTCATCATGTCGATGCCCAGCTTCTCGGAGCACTCTGTGATGATATTGATCTCTCCTGCGGCGTGTCTGTTCCATAGGCTCTGGGTCTCTCCCAACACGCGCACGATCCGCTTAAAGCCAAAGCCTTCTTCGTGGAGAGCGAGCGCGAAGGCCGCATATATCACAGGCACTATCTCTTTTATCTTGCGGAGATATCGCCTCTCCTGCTCAACGAATGGATTATTCCTGCCCATCTGATAGCTCCTTCCGTGTTCTGCCCTCTCTGAAGCCGTCCTCGTAGCCGCGTTGGTATTCAGCGACGGAAGGCATCTCTCGTAGCAGGCCGTTCGTAACATTAAGCAGCGTGTTCATTCTGCTGACCTCAGTCTTGAGTTCCTTGTTCTTGGCTATCAGATCCCGGATAAGCTCTTCTGTATCGGATAAATTGAATTCGGTCATTTCATTCTCCCTTCCACGGTTCTGGCTTTTCGCACCATGCTATCGGATCGTACATTACACTGTTATCCGAATCACACATCCATTGCTCATCCTCATATGCCAAATACCCAAACATTTCTTCGCCGTATTTGTCGCAAGCCAGTATCTCACGGTCGGGAATATCTACCGTTTCACTGCACGGAATCCATCCGTTGTGATAGTGTGCGCTGCTTCTTTCCATGAGGACCGCATGAAGTTTTGCAGACAGCTCCTCGATAGTGTCCGCTGCATCCGAAGTCAGGTTTGCAATCTCGCCTTTGCGATCTTTGGAATAGGCTCTCAGGGCATCAATCTGATTAGTTATCAAGCTCATTTTTCCTCTCCTCTCATGTCTGCTTTACACCATGGACAAACGTCCGGCAATGGATCATGGTTGTTCGCCTTGTTGTGGCAGCACGAACATTCGTAGACATCCGCAACGAACATCTCTGATTTAGGATGCGCACGAGTAAGCCGCACATTGCTGTCTACAAGCATCCATTTAGCTGTTTTTCGTCTCATCCGTTGTAGCTCCCACAAATCGGGCAAAAGATGTCCCCGTCCGACTCCACATATTCGCCTTTACAATACGGGCATATAACATACCCACAGTGATATTTATCTGGTGACGGTTTACGTATCCACTTCCCCTTCTTCCGCATCGGCTCGACTGTCGGCTGTCTATCGATGATCTCAAGGATGTCGGCACACTCGTCTATGTGGGTAGTGATGTCCTTCCACAGTGTGTCGGCATCAATCAGTCTCATCGCATCCCTCCATCTTTGCACCGCAGACTGGACACCAATCATACAGGGGCTTGCCCATGAGCGTTGGCTGTTCCTTCCATCCGCTCTCACATTCCGAGCAGATGAAGCACATCATATCTTCACTCCACCGCCACTTCCCCTTCTTCCGCATCGGCTGTGCGGATGGTGCGGCTTTCAGTGCATCGACATCTGATTGCCATTGATTCTGCAAGCCAAGCTCATATTCACCTTCTGTCCATGCCAACGGCTTATCTCCAAGCGCATCAATCGCATCCTAGATC